TCTTTCTTAGCCCAGTTAATCATGTTGCGAACAACTAGGAAGTAAGGACCAAACTTCTTATCTTTGATAATAGTTAGTTCTTCATTAAGGCGGTCAAGGTATTCTTGCTTGTCTGCCAACCCACGAACCCTTAGTCCTTCAATGGCTAGTTCGTATAGTTCCTTATCTGGGTCCTGATACTGTGCAGGGAGTAGGTCTAGGTAATCTTGAATTTCATAATCTTCAATTTGGTCAGCAATATCTTTGCTGTTCTGATACATGTCTTCACGGTCAATGCCCTGAGCAAGCATAGCATTACGCATCTCTTCATCGGAGAGCAAGTGAATCTCAAAGTTCTTGAATGACATCTGACGGTCTGCACCATACAGGTAGTCTAGTTTGTCCATAAGATTGTCATACTTCTGGCTACCAGCAAATGTAACATCTTTCTCAGTCTTGTTTGAGTATGAGTTTAGGATTAGTTTAAGTTCCTGAATCTCACGCTGTGATGTGTCTGCGTGGTGGCAGTCTGGAGTAATAACAGGCTTGATATTAAATTCATCTGCAAGTTCAAGTAGTGTCTTGTTTACTTCTGCAGGATTGTGTGGCATTACTTCAATGTAGTAGTCGTCACCAAAAGTTTCTTTAGCCCAAGCCATGTGTTCTTTTGCAGCAGCAAGATTGTCAGCCTCAATAGCCTTAGCAAGATATCCAGACAAACAGCCTGATGTAATGACCAGACCTTCTTTATACTTGGCAAGAATTTCCCAGTCAATGCGTGGCTTCTTAAAGAAACCCTCAGTCCAGGCAATCTCATTAAGTTTGTTTAGGTTTTCTAGACCTTTGGCATTCTTAGCAAGAATGATTAGGTGATTGTAGTTTAGGTCTAGTAGGTCGTTCTTTTCTTTCTTGTCTTCGTGGTCTAGACGGTCTTTACAGATGTACCCCTCAATTCCAAGAATTGGTTTGATACCTGCTTCTTTAGCAGCACGATACATTTCACGGTGTCCAGATAGTGAACCGTGGTCTGTGATTGCTATGGAAGTCATGCCAACAGAAACAGCACGTTGAACGTACTCTTGTGGCGTAGCAATTCCATCAAATAGTGAATAGTGTGTGTGAACGTGAAGTGGAGCGTAACTGCTCATTCATTTCCTTTGTTAGTAGTTGTATTTTGTATTACCAGTATAAGGCATTGTGGATATTTTGTCAAATAGAAAAGTGGGGGCAGGGACTTACTCACCTACCCCCACAGTCTAGTTGTTACCAGTCAATGTTTGACGATGTAACTGATGGAGCATCGAACCCAAAGTAGAAGTTCTCCTGCTCTGCGTAAGGAACCTCACGAACAACCTTTTCAAGGTCAAACGCTTCAAGGTCTCCCCACTTGAAAGGCTCTGAATCTGGCTTGGTTGGAAGCAAGGTGTAACTGGTTTCAGTTCCCTGACCGTTACGCTTCATCTTCCACTCAAGGTTTGAGATAGAGCCAGTCTCAATTGCATACTCACGAATTGTGTTGAATGCAGACTGCTTTGAAATGCCCTGTGACCAGACAGCAACGTAAGGTGCTTCTGTGCCATCATCGATGATTACGTTTCCGTACCAACGAAGGCGTGAACGCCAGCCACCCTTTGGTTCTTTACGAGCCATTTCGCAACCGTAGCAACGACCCTCAGAGTCGATTGTACAGGCTGCCTTACGCTTGTAGTCTTTTGGATTGGTGTGTTCTGCGATTACCACGGATAGTCCACGGTCTTCGCTGAAGTTTGCAGAATCGCTGTCAAGTTCCTCAACAAAACGAATCTTTGCAGACTGTCCGTCAGCCAACTTGACCCAACGAACCTTCTGACCATTGCTTTCGTACTTTGGCTTATCAAGAATTGCATTGATATCTTTTAGCCCTTTGATTACGCTCATAATATTCTCCTTATGTTTTTTAGCGGTATATTAGTTTAGCATACCAGCAATAGTTTTGTCAAATGTTTCTTCGATATTTTTTATCTCAACATCTGGCATATCGCCAATATCCTTATATTGTTTATCTATTTTAATTACGGTTACACGAGAGCCAAGTTTTTCAATTATCTTGTCTTTCATGTTACCGCCAGCCTCGTCATTATCAGCAATAATATAAATATTGTTGAAGTATTTCTGAAGTAGGTCTATCTGGAAATTGGATACGTTTGCACCCAAAGTGGCTACCGCTGGAAACCCACATTGGTCTAAGCGGATAGCATCAAATGATGATTCAACTACATAGACTTTGCTAGAAGTCTTTACACGATGTAGGTTGAATAAAACTTTGGCTTTTGGTAAGCCAGGGGTATTCTTAAACTCTTTGCCTTCTATGGACCGCCCCACAAACCCCACAGAAACGCCTTCAGGGGACGCTACAGGGACTGTAACCATATCCTGCTTCTCGGAGTACCCTAAAGCGAATTTGCGTACAGAATCGGCTGTTATGAGCCTATTTGAGTAGTATTTCATGGCACGGTCTGAGCCTAGTGCCTGTTCGTTTAGCCTAGCAATCTGAGCATCATCATAAGCAATATAATCAGGCTTGTTTACCAATACTTGATTAATCTGGTACTCTAGGTCAGTTTGGGTTTCTTTGGACTTAATAAACCGTACCGCCTCAAAGTAGGTACGACCAGATGTGTGCATTACTAGGGCTGTTAGGTCACAAACGTGCTGGCAAGAAAAACAAAAGAAGTAGCCAGAAGACTTGTCAACTTCGCCAGCAGGGGAACGGTAGTTGTTGTGGAATGGGCAGAAGATGATGTAGTCAGAGTCTACTTCCGATTGGATTTCGATTCCTGACCCAGTGATAACTCTTTTAACTTGTTCTTTTGAATAGGAACTAGTGATGTTCCGTCTACTCCCTGTGTGCATTGTGCTCTCTTCTTTCCTACATATGTTCCATATATTGTTAATGTAAACTCGTAATAATCTTTTGTGTGGTTATATTGTATCGTAAAGTTTGGGTCTATGTCAAGCCTTGGCACATAGCCTAACTCACGCATCTCTTCAATTTTTAGTCTTGCTACTTCAACTCTTAGTCTGCCAATAGCGGAGTCCTGCTTGATGATACCATCAAGTTTAAAAGTTTTAATAGACTTGTGATGTATTTGTTCCACACTCTATTATAACTAGTTATCTTCATAATCCTTGTATTTGTACCAGCCCTTGTCAAAATCAACCTGAACAAGGAATTCACCCATAAACCCATTACGGTTCTTACGGAAGACGCATTCAAGAATATCGCTATTGGTGGCACGACCAAGTGCCAATACCCAGTCAGCATCGTAGGCAATCTGGCGTGACCAAGCAGTTTGTCCCAAAGTAGGAACAGTATCTAACTTAGTAACATCGTCAGGTGTTGCAGACGAAATGGCAATGATTGGAATCTCTTCGCTAATAGCCATAAGTTTTAGTTCACGAGATAGGTTCTTCATGCGTACCGTCTCGTTGTCTGACTTCTGGTTAGGTGACATAAGTTGTAGATAGTCTACGATAACTAGGTCTGGTTTGTACTGGTCAATCTTACCACGAATAACTGATGGCGTAACTTCTCCACCGTTGTCGTTAGAGATGATGTGGAACTCAGGCTTGCCAGCAAGTTCTTTAGAGTGCCAACGCTTTAGGTCTTCAATTTCAACCTGACCGTTGCTAAGTTTGCGGTGTGACCAAAGACCATCGCCCATGATTGCAAATACACGGTTACGAACTTCTGTTTCGGACATTTCAAGCGAGATGATTAGTGGCGACTTGCCCTGCCTCCATGCTTGTACTGCCATGTAAAGAGCAAACCAAGACTTACCAATACCTGGGTAGGCTAGGAACACGCCCAACTGACCTGGAGTAATACCAGCAGGTAGGTAGTTGTCAAATCCTGGCAAACCAGTCTTGATACCAATAGCACCTAATGCTTGTTGTCTAGCAAGATTTTCAAAGTATGCTACAGCAGAATCAATATCAGTAGCATCAATGTCACGAATAACTGCTGTGTTCTTTTTTAGTTCTGATGTCTTTTGGATTAGGTCTTCTAGTGCTTTGGTTCCCTGACCAGCCTGAACTTCTGTTGCTGTAGAACGAAGAACGTCCTTTAGACTATCATTTAGGAACTCAGCCTGTAGTTCTTCTAGGTGATACTTGGTAGCACCAACACCATCAACAGGTGCAAAGTCACGAAACTTATCTACGACTAGAGATACTGGTGGCACTGTACCATTTGTCTCAGAATAGTTACGAATAAACTTCCAGATATCGTTATGAGTACGCAAAATATTGTCTACGTTTGCTTGTAGTAAAACGTGTACTTGCTTATCTTGCAGTACCGCTGAAATTAATTTTGATTCTGTGTTATTCACTTAGCCACTCTTTCGCTCTCTGTCTACGCTCTCGGCGTTCTTCTTCATCTTGTTTGCGAGCCTCAATTGCATCAACAATCCTGTCCGCATAGTTTGCAAACCACTTCCAACTAGGAGTCTGATTTGCATCAAAGTAATAGTCTAGCATATTGTAGCATTGTGGTAGACCATACGATTCAATGAGAGCATCTGCTGCCCATTGTTCAACATTCAAATTTAGGGATGGCTTTTGCTCATACCTTGCAGTGTGTAACTTGCTATAGCGACTGAGCAAAGCCATACGGTCTTTGCGGTCTGCCATTACTTACTTTCTGCTTCTTCTACTGATTCACGAACTTTCTCAGCAAGTTTGGCTTCTACAAATGAGTAGACACGCTCAAACGCATCGTTCGTGTTTTCACCCTCACGCTTGTTATCTGTTACAGATAGGTCAATGCGTAGTGATTGGAAGTTGCCCAGATTAAGTGTATAACCTAGCCCAACTGTTACCTTGGTGTTATCGTTTTCCATTATTCTCATACCCTTTCAAGGTTAAATAGATTCAGACCAAATAGGGACAAATCGCCCATCGTCAGTCTTGGTATATACCAGTATACCATCGCCCATCCGTCTTGTCAACTCCTGTTTTGTTGGAGTTACATCGTTGGTTATCAGACCGTCTTTACGAGGTCTGCCGTGATGGTAGGATGCTAGTATATCACGAAGTTCACGAACTTGCGACTCCGAGTAGTAACTTCTTACCTGCCAGCCCCTAGCACCGCCTGGTTGTGCCCCCATAGGCTCTGGGATTACGCCCCTTTTTACAAGTTCTGGCATATATTTTTTGTGCCTATTTACAAGTTCCGCTGTTTGTCCAACGGTATAAGCACGTTCCCTATTCTTTTTAAAATCACTAATTAAACAACTTTCAATCTGGTCTTTTATAATATTATAAACAGACATAATACCATTAGACTTATTTAGGTGATGAACACGAACAAGGTCTCCATTCAAGAACCAGACTTTTTTATTTCCTGGAATAACTGGAGCAGCATTATACTCTTCCATTGTTAAAGCAGCCATTATACTCCAATAGCAATAATATTTAGGTCTAGTGTTGTTGTACCGTCTGAATCAAAATTGATTTTGTAATATACCGCAGTTGTGTCAATTGCAGTGATTGTAACGCTAGCCTTTACGGTTGTTGTGCTTTTAGAGACTAATGTTGCTGTAACTACTGGGACTTTTGTGAAAACAGTTGAAAAAGGAATTTGTCCAGTTTTGATAGTGGATTTTGTTACTTTTTCAGCATTGACAACGTTAAATGTTTGTGCATCAAAGTTTAAAGAACTTGTTTTTGATGTTGGATATTTATTAGTTCCAACCTTAATGTTTGAGTTACCATAAGTAGCCAATTCTGAGTTAATGCTGATTAGCGAACTAACAATGTCATAAATATACTGGGTATCTATTGGTTGCCCATTGCTTGGTAATGAAGGTACTTTTGCCATGATTTAATTATACCACAAACTAGAACCTAAGACCTGTAACAGCACCAGCAGTAAGTGTACCAGTAGATGTAATAGTAATGCTCAGACCGTTTGTTCCACGAGAGGCTGCCTTAATAACGGCATTGCTAGGAAGCCCAGAATCAGCAAATATCCTTCTACCAATATATTTTGAGCCAGCAGGAAATGCTTGAGCAGAAGGTATTCCAGTAATTGTCCCAGTTGAATATGGGTTGTTGTTGGTAATTGTTCCAAGTGTTCCGCTTGCTCCTTGCCAAACGCTTTCCGCAGGTGTCATAGCCAAAAATGTTTGTTCTGCGTTATTCTTAAAATAGGTATATTTTGGATAAGATGACGCAAAAATGGCAACCTGAACATATTGAACATCGCTATCTACCCTTTCAAAGGTAAAGTTATTTGCAGTTGTAGTTCCAGAATAGGCAAAATCTCTCCACCCATTTGAATCTTTCCAAGAAATATAAACATCAAATTTTTGATTGATTTTTACATATTCTGGTATTGACCAACTACAGACATACAAACTTTCATCTTGCTCAGATTTTGTAATAGATGCTGGAAAAGAACTTGTTGGAATTGCATAGGCAGTACCAGATAGAGCATGATTGTCTGTAAGGTCTGGTGCTGCTCCACCAGCATAAAGTTCTAAAATAGATGAAGTCGAACCAGATGGACCAACTGGATACGGCAATACAATTGCAGAACTCCAGTCAGAAACCCTGTTGCCATCTTTTGATTTAATTCTATATTGAAAAATATATTTTCCACCAGATAGCAATCCGTCAATTTCTGATACAGGTATTGATACAATCTTATTTGCCATACTATCCTCCCAATGCCAAGTCTACCCTAAAATTAATTAGATTGTTAGTATTAGCAGTTTTTGAAATTTTATCTGCAGTAGAATTATTAACAATTGTATATGCTGTTAATGCATATAACGGATTTGAAGAAGAATTGTTTTCATATCTTAATCCGTCAAGAACTACTGCGTATTTATTTGTTGGTGTTCCAGCAACTTCAATAGAAGAATACACCTTAATTGATGTAACATTTTTCCAGTTAAAACCGCTAGTTGTTACAATAGATGAAACTGGAATTGAATTTACAAAATATCTATTTCCTCTGACTGGGCTTCCTGAAAATAGTGCCCTTGCATAGTCTGTTCCATTTCCATATGTAAATTCAAACATTATGTAGTAGTTGTTTGGTGCTGTTGTGTAAGTACCATCGGCATTTGCAATTGAAAAAGCAACACTCAATTCATCTGTTGGAGAGGCTTTTGTAAGGTCAACGACGGCATTTGGCAAAACAATATAGTTTGACGATGCAGAAAATGTGGTTCCAGATGTCCAGTCTGACATTGCACCTGGAAGAACAATAGCATCTCCAAATTGTCTTGGCTGCTCTAATCTTAGTTTTTTATATTGAGAGTTTGTCCAATATCCATCGTCTGCACTAACAAAAAACGGTGTTGTTGAAAAAACATCGGTTAGTGCATCTACATATGGAAGTTCAGAGAATGACGTGCTGGAGTTGCTGTAGTATTGCCAATCTTCAGTCTGTGTAAAACTTAATAAAATTCTGCTATCTGATGTAACAAATTGGTCTGAACCAAGAGAGTAAATACCCATCTCTGTAATTTCATATTTTGAAACATCAGACATATCCGCAGTAAAAGATATTTGACTTGTTTGACCTGTTATGTTAAACAAACCATTGTTGGCACTATATCCAGAATAAGATACGGCACTTCCCCAAGAACCCCAAGATGTGTCATATGTAGTGGCAGTTATTGTTGTTGATGTTAGTGCAGTAATAACGTATAGTCCATTTACCTGTATATCATAGTTTGGTGGCAAGGTATTGACATTAACATCTGTCACATTTATTTTGTCTCCAACTGCAAATGGAATTGAACCACTTACTGTAATTGTCACCTTTTGAGTATTTATAATGGTGGCAATAGATGCCCCTTTTATTGTTTGTTTTTCATTTACATATGAACGAGATGTGATTGGAAATCTAGCAACTTCAAAATCAAGCCTTGTTTTGGTAGCCAACGACTTTGCTTTTAAACTTCCTATAACTTTAATATTTACAACTGGACCTGCAGTTATAGCAGAGTTTGATGATATTGTTACTGTTGTTGGTGTTGGTATTGCTGTAATTGTTACTGGTCCAGTACCAAAATTTCCAGAACCAGCAGAAGTACCAGTAATTACATCGCCAACTTCTGCATAAACAATGCCACCAGAAATTGTCAGGGTTGCCGTATAAGGAGCAGTTCCAGAAACAGTTCCAATTGTGCCAGAGTCAGCAATGGTGATATAAGACTCGTTTGACAGTGGTCTTGAACCACAACCAATAGCAATATAAGAGGCATAGGAACTAGCCTGACCTGCCAAATGCTTTGAGATAATTTCAATTCCTGAGTTTGTAATCATATTCTACCTACCTATATTGTACCATTAATCGTGTCTGTATACGATATAAATTGGATTTCTACCTCTTCATCATCTGCCACACCCTGCAATTCTATGTTTATATGGCTATATGGCATGGGGTGTTTGTATAGGTCTTTGAGAGCACCTGGGGTACTTCCAGCCTTTATAACAGAACTAAGACTATTCTGATATTGATTGTATGCAACAACTGTTATTGTAGTGTTGTATGGCGAAGTTCCAGTATTAGTTTTGCTAACACTTGTAACAATGACATCTGAACCTGTTAATGTTTCTCCATAGAATTGATATGCTGGATTGTCATATATTGCAGTAATCCTATCTCCAGGATTAAAGAAATTTGCTGCAGATAAAGAAGCAGAGTTAGTTGGAAAAGTGATTACCGCAGTTCTTCCATATCCTGTTGTTCCATAATAGTTTACATATCCCATTGAACCAGTTGCAGACACAAAAGTTTTTTCAGAGTTTGCTGAAAAATATACATTTGAAATACCAGTAGTAGAATAAACGTTGATACCCTCAGAATATGTTGTATTGCCAATAAGCATACTTCCAGCATTGTCTGGTGGTATATAGTCTGCTAATCTTAAATCGTATTGATTTAAATTTGCATCGTAACTGTCTGCTTGCTTTTCATTTACCTTAGAACTTGTAGACTCTTTAATTTCACTAGCATTATTAACTAGTGACGAGCCTTCCTGCAAAATTGAGAAAGAATTACCGCTATTAATAAACTCCATTCCGCCTATACCGTCAAAGGTTGCAGCGACCATAGAATCATAGTCTGGCGTACTTGTGTCAATAAACAGGTTAGATGTTGCAATCTTTACCTGCCCCATCATTTTGGAACCACGAAGATATCCTAAATTTTCTGTAATTTTAGGTTTTGCACCCATTAGACCACCTCACTTAAAAATAGTTGCATTGTAGGACCATTTGCACTACGACTATATGTTATATGATACACTACAAAATTAGATTGTGTGTTTTGCCAAACACCGTCTACCTGATAATTTATTTTAACAATGTCTCCCAACTGAATCATTGGGTTTGCAAAAATAGTAACTCCTACTGATTTTCTAGGTTGCATAACTTTATCAACCATCCA